CAAATGATGCATGGAATGTATGGGATGCATGGAATGTATGGGATGCAAGTGCTGCAAGTGCTGCAAGTGCTGTAAGTGCTGTAAGTGCTGCAAATGCTGTAAGTGCTGTAAGTGCTGTAAGTGCTGTAAGGGCTGCAAGGGCTGCAAGGGCTGCAAGGGGTGCAAATGCTGCAAGTGCTGCAAGTGCTGCAAGTGCTGCAAGTGCTGTAAGTGCTGTAAGTGCTGCAAGGGCTGCAAGTGATGTAAATGCTTTAAGTGTTGCAATGGCTACGTGTGATGCAGAAGAACTAAATCAAATCAAATTTCTGATAAAATATCTAGAGCCAGTTTCTGAATTTACCAAAATACAAACGGTATAATCGATCTTAACAACCACGACAAAAGGTGAAGTTTAACATGGATACGAATTCGTTTATAATGCCTACTGGAACAGAGGATGTTCTAAAAATTGAAAATGCTATCAAAGAAGCATCTAACTCTTTTTTAAGGGCGGATGCAGAACGTGAATTGTTGAAGGATATAAAGTATAATATGAAGGAATTGTTTGGAATGCCACCAAAGCTATTTACCCGGCTTGCAAAAACATATCATGCACAGAACTTTTTCGAGCAAGTTAGCCAGGACGAAGAATATGAAGCATTGTATGAATCTATTTTTTCAAGTAATGAGACAACATGATAATTTTTGACTCTAATCAAATAATTATAGCAGCAGTTGCTTCTGCTAGTAAGGACTTTGGTAAAGATGTTTGTTTGAATGATGTTAGGTCATATTTTTTAATGACGATTTTGAATATCAGAAAAAAGTTTTTGTATAAGTATGGAAACTCTACAATTCTAGCATTCGATTCTAAAACTGGATATTGGAGAAATGAAGTATTCCCTCACTACAAAATAAAAAGGAAGGAGACAAAAAAAGCGGCTCCTTTCGATTTCAAATTTGCAATGGCATGTATAGACAATATATATAATGAAATGTTGATCGAAACACATTTTCATGTCATAAGAGTACATATGGCAGAAGGTGACGACGTAATAGGTTGTATTGTAAAACATTTTTATCCGATAGATGAATCGCCAACACCGTTCGGCCCTATATATGATGGTAAAGGGGTGTTGATAATTTCTTCGGACAGCGATTATGTACAACTACATAATCGTAAAAACGTTGACCAATATTCCACCATTCATGGAAAATTTGTAACTAGCCATAATCCTGAAAAGTTTTTATTTGAAAAGATTATAAGAGGTGATACTGGAGACAGCATACCCTCTTGCCTTAGTGAAGCAGATCATTTTGTAAACCCTGTTAGTGGAAGACAGAAACCTATCAAGTCGTCTGATATAGATACATGGTGGAATTCGTTTGTTTCGAGTGGTTGCCATAATGATAAATACAAGTCAAATTTTGACAGAAATAAAAGACTAATAGATTTTGAGCATATTCCTGTAGACATTTCAAATGAAATTATCTATACTCTTTATAACAATAAAGCCGGGTCAAAAACACAATTTATGAATTATGTCGTAAAACATAGGTCGACATCACTTATAGATAACCTTAATTATTTTTAATGGAAATGAAAAATATGAGCAATTTGGTAGAGAGGCTTAATAATAAATATGGTACGGTGTACCTTCATGAAATTCTTAAAGCTGCATCAAAGATTGTCAATAGGCAAGAACGTATAGACCTGCTTAAATTATATGAAAAAGCCGCACCTGTGTATGGTAAAAATCTAAGATTCCTTGTAGAATGCTTATATCATCCGCTAGTGAAATTTAACCTTGCTGAAGGAGTTCCAAAATATAAGCCTTTGAACGTACCCGATGAAACAATGGCATACACAAATTTACTGAAAGATTTTGCTAAAGTCAAGTATTTCTGTAGTAATAGTAATGATATGGTGAAGGATGATTCCAGACGTGAAATATTATTCATTCAGTTGCTGGAGGAGTTGTGCCCTCACGAAGCGAAGTTGTTAATTGGTGTAAAGGATAAAAAGCTGGACAAAAGAGTTTATCCGCTTTTAGATGAGTCTTTATTCAGGGAAGCATTTCCTTTATGGTTGCCATTGGTTATCCATGACTCAAAAAACTAATAAGGGCCGCTATTAATATTGTGGTCCGTTATAAAATTTGGAGCAGTATATTATGCCAACTTATACATATGAATGTGCTAAGTGTGAAGGTGTGTTTTGCGAGGTTCTTAAAATCCATGAAAGGAAAACGCCTACCGGCTACCCGTGTAAAATGTGTGGTAAAATAGGCGGTATTGAATTGATTACATGTCAATGTCCAGTTACAATTGCTGCCAATCCTTTTAAAGGACTTTCTGGGGATCATAAATGGGCAATGAAGCAGATGAAAAAACGACATCCAAATTCTACAATTAAGGATTACTAAGTTATGGCAGTGCCCAAGCTGACTTGTGAGGAAAGGGTTGAAAATTTTCAATCCAAAATAATGTCAAGAAAAAATATTTATTTAACTTGGACCGAAGTTATTACAGAATACTGTGAAGATAATTCTATTGACATGGAGGATATCATTGACCTCATTAGCCCGATGTTAAAAAATAAATTGTGGATAGAAGCTAACAGTCTGAATAATATAATTTCTGAATATCGAGAAAATGCAAAGGTAGAAATTTGACAGAACATAAGATAACGCCTTACAATGCTTGGGTTCTGTCAAATACGATTAGGATTCATTTTAAAACAAAGAGTGATATAAAGGGACTAATGTATAGCAGGTTTACATTAGAAAAATTCGAAAAGGCAGGAGAAAGATTTTTTTGTAAAAGGTTAGTAGATAATTATTTGACAAGTAGAAATATTTCCATTTACATTGCTTCAAACCTTGTATATAATCCCGACATATGGTTTAATAGTTTAGAGACAGAAGAATGTAGAAATCGGTATTTCAGTGCAAGAAAAATACTGGATGCCCCGCTACATAGCCTTCAAAATGTATTTTCAACGTCAATACATTTTGAAGAACTATTGGAAGGTGATACTGTTCCGAAATTTGTTTCAGAATTGTTAAATGGGAATATGACACCTGAACATATATGTATTTTAGATATTGTATCACCTTTCATGAGTAAGTGTGTTTCAGAAAAAGAAAATAATTTAATAGTAGTTGATATGGTCAACCGTCTGTTAAAATATAAAAAGTTCTGTAATATACAAAATATTGAAACCAGAAATGAAATCATCAAACTGATAAATATAAACGGAGAATAAACCATGTCTAACATTTTAAACCTAAAGAAAAATCCTAGTGAGTTGTTGAAGCAATTACGGGAAGCTGCTGAAAAACAGACAAAGAAGGGAGGGCATACAGATGAAAGGTTTTGGAAGCCAACGTTCGATAAAGAAAAGGGCATTGGCTCAGCAATTGTGAGGTTCTTGCCTTCGGTTGACGATGACACGCTTCCTTGGACACAAATTTATTTTCGTCAGTTTCAGGGCGAAAATGGAAAATGGTATATTGAAAATGACCTTAGTACCATTGGTCGTAAAGATGATCCTGTAGGTAATCTGGCGTGGCGTTGTTACAATTCTGGAATTGAATCTGATAAGAAGAATTCGTCTTTCCTCAAGCGTAAAGTAAAATTTATTATGAACGTATATGTCGTTAAGGATACTATGAATCCTGAATCAGATGGCAAGGTGTTTTTGTACGAATGTGGCAAGCAGATTTTTGATTTGATCAATGCTGCACGTGTTCCTAAGTTTGAGGATCAGATACCGATTGAGCCATTCAATCCATGGACAGGTGCAAATTTTAATTTCAGAATCGTTGGAAAGGAAATCACAGACGCAAGGGGCAAGAAGGCGACTGTACCAAATTATGAACAGTCAAATTTCAGCAATATTTCGCCAATGTTTAGTGACGATGAAATCATTGTAAAGGTATGTGAAAAGGCTAAATCTTTAAAAGAATTTACAACGCCTGATAAATTTCTCGAAGTAGAAGAATTGCGACGAAAATTGTTTGATGTACTCGGGCCAACAATTCTTTCAGGAATCGAAACTATTCCAGGTTTTAGTGGAACCGTTGTTGATAACCGTGCACCATCTGTGAATATTGATGAATGGTCAAACCCGCGTGTACGTGAATCGGGCAGGCCAGAAACTCTAACACAGTCCCCACCAGAAACGACTGAAGAAGACGACATGGCTTTCATGGAGTCATTGCTAGTTAACTAAATCATAGTGCATGGTATCACAGAGATGAAAATTGTCTTGTGATACCATGTCTTTTTCACAAATGGAGAAAGACATGAAATATTATATAGCATACATTCTGTCTCATTTTTTGTATTATATGGCAAACATGGTAAGTAAACTCCCAGACTGCCTTGCAGAATACTGGATTGGCTTTCATACAGATATTGTTCTGTATGGCATAACTGTTCAAGATTGGGGGGGGTGTGACGCGCCATGGAGTTATGGTGAAGGGACAAGGGAATATAAATTTTAACCTAAATGCGGGTAGCAAAGCTGACCATGTAGTAGTTCTTGACTTATTGCGCAATAAAGTGAAGTGATATTGGTGGAAAATATGGACTTACAGCAAGCATTGAGGTGGGCGGATGATAACAGCTGCCCAGAAGCAGTGAATCGTATGCGTAGTCGTAAAGTCGCGCAAGTGCTATCGACAACTATACGCGCTTACATTAATTGGATACGTAAAGAAGGTGAGATCAGTAACACTTGCACATATCAAGTGTTGGGTGAAGTGTGCAGTTATTGTGAGTGCAGTCATAAGCCTTCTAATACGGTCAATATATAGGTGAAATATATTGACATAGAGTGTAGATAAAGTTACACTCTATGTCAATATAAGGAATATGATAAAATTTTTGTTTTTTGCAACCGTTTTGCAGGGCGGTATTGATTGAAGAGGCACTGAAGCGGTGGCATAAAATTAAGAAATCATATCAATGGCACTATTTCCGAAGTATTGATAAGCATGCGAGCAAAAGATTTTTTGGAAGAGTCTGGCCCAGAGCATTCCCCATCTACCGTCGGGCCGGTTAGTTGCATGGAATAACATAGAGCTAACCGGATCGCTAACGCGAACCCGAGTTGATCAAGTTGTTATAAACCAAACTGGAATTACATTATGAAAATTGCAGATAATTTTGAAGTTACACGTGTATATGTTGATAAGCCGGTAGTTAGGACATTATCATGCGTAGTTGACGAAAGCATTCCTACTGAGCATGTAGGCTTCTCTGTCAGGCATGGATGGAAAATGTCACTAAATATAGAAACTAATTTTTCTGCTCTTGACAGCCAAAAAACCGCAGCGTTTTTAAACGCGCAAAAGCTAATACTGCAAACGATACACCAGGACTCTCTGCGACACATTGCAGCAATCCGGCAGGCTATTTATAGCGGTGATGATAAAATTGCAATGCAACTGCTTGACAACTTGCAGAGTACATTTGGGTTATAACGCAGAACTAAGCGGCGTCCGAAGGCTGACCGCTTGAGTGACTGTTTAGGCGGTATTTCAACATGAGCGATTTTTACAACCCGCACGAGGTGCGCACATCACGCAAGATGCACCTGTGCATGTACTGCGCTGAACTTATCAACGTTGGTGCCACCTACTGCTACCAGTCTGGCAACTATGACGGAAGGTGGTACGCTAACAAGATGCACCCGGAATGCTTTGATGAAGCGTACTCCGGCGATGGGATGTTCACGGCGTACAGC